CCCAAAACGCTGTGCGTTTCTACTAGCCATACCGGAAGCGAGCCCTTCTGCTGCAACCGAATCTTCCTTTGCGGCATCAATCAAAGAAGTGTCACTTTGAGCCTTAGTAATAAGGTCTTTCTCAAAATCACCGTAGTCGCGCAGAAAATCCATGTATTCGTTTCGCGTTATATCCGCATATGTCTTTTCTGGATCCGTAACATTTGGTATTGCGCTTGTCCCCCCAAGGCCTAGCCCTGCGTTATCTTCATACTCACTTTGAAATCCGTAAGCCATTACCCGCCTCCACTTTTATAAGCAAAAGGACTAAAGGGGTTCTGAGGATCGTTTAGCGTGCCTGAATAATTAGCGCGGTTTACAATCGACAAAGCCTTTTGCCCCTGCGAATTAACTGGTGCAAAGAAACTTCCGCGTGCTTCTTGAGGAGGCCCCGCTAATCGATTGCCTTGAGCATCTGTCGGGGCCTTCGCACCGCGTGTCTGCATATTGCTAAGGCCTTGGGCTACCAAAGTAGTTCCTACTTGCGCGGCGGCAGCGTTACGTGCGTTACGGGTCATTTGAGTAGCCGCCGCTTTATTTAAGGCGTTACTCGTAGCCATATTTGAAGCTTGTGCCATGCCGCTCTGAGCGTCAGCAGCCTGCCCGCGTGCGGTACCAAGCACGTTAGTCTGTAGCGTGTTCTCTATTGCTTTACCTTTTGCACTGGCTTGACCAAGCTGGCCTTGTAAAGCCTGCGCTGTTTCACCTGATTGAGATAAAGCCTGCGTACCCTGATAAGTAGGGTTCTGGGTCAAAGCTTGCATAGTGTCGGCGTTAGCCCTTGCACGTAACTGGCGAGTGGGGTCGGTACTTTTTGACTGGTCTCGCATATCTCGCAGCAAAGGGCCGTAAAGCTTTTTGAACTTGTCGTACTCGGCTTTAGCGACACCCGCCGAAGTCTTCTCAGCGTCTGTCGCTTGATAATCTTGTTGCTTTGGCTTACTGCCCATCTCTATACCTCTAATCGATAAACAACAGTGTCTAGCTTCCAACCAGCGTCTAATAACACCTGTTCCATTCCAGAGTGAGGCGTTCTGACTTCTAACGCCTCCATCCCTGCATCTGCCGCCACCCTCTGAAAAAACGGATAGTGTTTCAAAACCGTCTTCTGCCCCCGCTGTTCCGACCAAGCCAGCCAGCAATGGAGGGTCTTCTTGGATGTGAATCCATCCACTTCAACAGTCGTGACAACAAATCCGTCCACCGATTTCCAGTAGACGGCGTGACCGGAAACAATCTCTGCGTAGACATCTTCAGGTCGGAACGATAACTGCGGCTGATTCTGTAAAATCCACTCAATACAAGGGCGCACGCTATCCCAGTCTTTACGAATATCACCAACAACTGGTTCAATCTCGCGTTCATCGTTTTGAGTAGGCGAGTGCGCCAACCCTGTAAATACCTCCTGCACCGCCATACCTAACCTTCCTAGCTACTCTTGTTTCTTTCTGTAATGCACGGCCTTCAGCTTCTGCCAGACCTTCTAAAAATAAAGATCCATAAACTTGTGCCCCTGGATAATCTGTCCACTCCCGCCCAGGAATACGCAAAAGTCTGTAAATCGCGCCGTTGATAATGGTGTCGCGATAGTCATTCATTACGTCATCGCTGCAGGAAGTGGAGGTATGCGTTGGCTTTAAGATGACGCGCATCAATACGCTGTTGGCTGCAGTCACACTTGGTATTGGCACCAAGTTAAACAATGTCGTTGACTGCCTTACAAAATACTCNGGCGTACCTTCGTTACCCTGATCTCGCCAACGTGGTTTGCGCTGCTCGATAAGCGCAGTGGTCGCAGCTTCAAGGTCATCACCGTTATAGGAGACCCAAACGATCTCGTGTACTACTGTCCCACTCGGCGGTTCTAGATCGTAAGCGTAAGTGTTCGCAACCGTAGTGAGTGGGTCTAACTCAACCTGATATACCTTGGACTTTTCACAAAGCTCAATAACTGCTGCACGGATGTTTTGCTCTATGAGCGTATCTGTGCAACTTGGCACCATCGGAATGATCTCTGACAGTAACGACTCATACGAAGCCATTCATTACCCCTGCGCTTGAGACGGTAGTGTTACGCCTTGGTTTAGGTCTGTATTCGGAGAGGTAATGATGTCGATCTGACCCTTTCCAGTAACAGAATTAATAAACAAGTTGTAATGCGTGCTGGCACGTTGATTGTTACCTGCATATTCTGCATCTTTGGTGTAGGCCCTAAAGAGCACATAATCCGTCACTGCATTTCCGTAGATGTCAGGGATCGATAAATTGCCACCCGCAGCTACTGTCGATGGGTTAGCTGAGAACACGACCTCGGCAAACGCATTACCTGCAACGCCTGGGTATACATAGTAAACGCGAGGGTTTTGCTCATCGTATATGTAGTGTTTTATCTCGGTGGTGTGTGCCGCATCAGTACCAGAGGACACAGTAGCGTCATGCCAGTTTGGAGTTTGAGCATCGAGTATTTCGCGAGAAACCAATCTAACTGCGCGTTTGCCCGTTGAACTGCTGGCAGTACCAGACATGTTTCGTACAACACGGAGAAGGCGATTACCACCAGTAGGTAGCGTTTGCCTTGTGCCAGTAACTAACTGCTCGTTTGAAGTCGTTGCGCTAGCATCAGGCTTTAATAGTGCTATCTCTCTTTGAGCATCGTTAATAAACAGCACCAACTCAGATGTAACAGGCCACCGAATACCCGTGGTGTCTTGAAGGATTACTTGAACCCTATTTACAACGCTATCAACAGTTACAGTCATATCAGCCTCTAATTATTAAGAGCTTCTTCCCAAGCTGCTTCGCGCTCGCTGGTAGAAACCGTGCGGCCTACGGCCTTATTAATGACGGCTGCTTTAGGGCCACCGTCCGCTTTAAAATTGTTAGGGTCACCTTCCGCGATAAGAGCTTCCATCGCCGCCACCAAATCTGCGGGTGGAGTATCTTCTTCAGGCTCAGCTTCGCCGTACCAGTTCGCCCTCTCTGGCTCTGGTTCATCCGCAGTTACAGCAGGCGTTTCTTCAACCGTGCCTGCATCGGCAGATTTTGCGCCCATTTGCATAGCCGCCAATCCGATCTCGTCAGAGCACTCTGTTGGCTCACCTGCAATAAACATAAATACGCTGCCTGACAAAGTGGCTACACGTAAATCTTCATTAGAAACTACCTTCATGGTTTACCTTTTATTTAGTTGCGTATTTTTTACCGTTCCAAGTGAACGTCTTTTTAGTGGGCTTCCCTGCCTTTTTTAGCTTCTTATTTTCTGCCATTGCAGCGGCATACTTGGCCCTGAAACTCTGCGCGGCTGTACTTCCCTTCGCGTAAGTCTTGTAGTCACCACCTTTGGTCTTTTTGCTACCTGTTACCTTGCTCGCTGTAGCCGCAATGTTTTCCTTTGCCGCTACCGCTTTGCGGGTTTCGCTTTTAGTCGGGGTTTTTACCTTGGCCTTAGTCGTAGGTGACTTTGGTTTAGTCGCAGGCGGTTTCTCTACGGATGCATAAGCCGAAGCTGATGGGCGGCTGCGTACTGTAGACTTCGATGCTGCTCTACGCGCTGCGGGGCTATTACCACCTCTTTTACGCTCGGCAGTAGTCTGTGTTCTTACCTTTCGGTCTTTCTTTTTACGGCCAAATCCGAACATGTTTGTTCCTCAAAAAAGACCCCCTCCGAAGAGGGGGCCAAACCGCTTATACGGCTGTATCGAGCGCGATTACGCCGAAGTCCTGTACGTTGCCACTTACGTCGCTGTTGTACTTAGGCTTGCGTAAACCGAAGATCTTGCCGATGGAGATACCAGCTTGGTTTGAGTAGTCGAAGGTATCTTCAACAATCTCAGGGTTGCCAATATCAGCCATTGCCAGAGCTTGTGCGCCACAGAACAGTGCGCGAGCACCGTCTACATCGGCACCTGCACCCCACTTGTAGCCAGCAGCACCTGCGTTGCTAGATGAACCGCTTGTAGCGCCAGCAGTGTTAAACACATGTCGGAACTCGTGGATCATTACGCCGTCTACCATCAAGCTGCTTGAACCTGAGAACAGGCTGTTAGCTTGACCACGGACACCTGCGTTACGCACGTTAGCCAAGAAAGAAGCGTCTAGCTTCAAGCTCGCCATTTGCTGAGGTGTTACAAACATGTGGAAGACTTCTTCGTTACCAGCGCCACGTAGACCACGGATATAATTATCCTTGGCAAACGCTTTGAGGTTTACGATGCACTCGTAAGAGATCTTGTCAGTAGCAGCAACAGCGTTAGTTGCACCGGCTACCAAACCACTAGTCGCATCCCAGCGACGATGGCGAGCACTCGTAGGGGCAGAAACGTCTGAAGCAAACTCAAGGTCTACCAACTCGTGACCTGCACTACTAGAAGTAGTACGCAGAGCGCCATTAGTTTTGCTTGTGTAAGCAACACCAGACAGCGTCAAGAACGCCAACTGATCCATGCGATCAGCCATTGCATAGGCAAGCGCGTCACGGGACTGCTCACGGAAGTTAACAACAGTCTTCTGGTCGGTCATACGGCCAGCGATGCGGTTTGCAAAGCGTAGCTGATCCAACTCAATGGTGATGTCGTAGGCGCGTAGCGCTTCTTCATTACCTTCTAAGGTGTTGTCGCCAGTGATACCGTCACCAGTCATGTCAGCAAGCAACGTAATGTTTGCCTTAGTACCTTTCTGGCTCTTGGTTAGTTCAGTAATACGCTGAACCATTGCGTTCTGACCAGATCCTGCGAACTGGTTGATAAAAGACATATTGCGTGCGACTTTCCAAAAGTCACGGCTCCACGCCTGTAGTTGGTCGCCCGAAAGCGTTCCGAAGTTCGTTAAAGCCATTTTGGCCTCCATAAATTGACGTAAATATTCCCAGTACCATAGGTACTACTTATTTAGCCGACTTCTGGAGCGGCTAATCCGTTTCCTCGTATCGTGAGGCGACGAACTAGCGCTTATTAACGAGGGGCGACCTCGGAAGGTTTAACGCCTTTACAGGCGGTGTACGGTTTTAACGTGTACGACACGAACCAATTTCGCATGGTCTGGCGATAACGAAATAGTACCATTAGTACTTGAAGTATCAAGCCTTATATGGCGTTACCATTTGACGCGATTTGCCCAATAGGCGGCGCTCATTTTTCCCTTGGCGATGTTCTTTCCGTGGCGGGATTTGAAACTGGCACGCTTCTTTTTCATCCGCTCGGACTCTCCAGCTTTCGGCTTACCAGCAGTACTTGCTCCCTGCTC